CCGCACCCTGCACAACTTTTTGCAGGGCCATCAAGCCGTAGATGTCCGGGTACGTGTCCAGGATAACTTTGATCCGCTTGTCGCCGAGAGAAGCGAAAGGCATCTTCACTACGATCTGGTATCGGCTGAGGTCACCCGGCAAGTCGACACCCTCAAATCCAGATGGGGTCAGCAGCACAGCAGGTCCGCCTGTGTAGGACTTGAATCGTTCCAGCCAGTCAGCAAGCTTTTCACCACGGCAATGCTCGAAGACTTTGTAGTCGCCCTTCATGATGCGTAGTGTCTCCGCCAGGGATTCGACCACGTTGAACGACGGGCAGAGAATAATTCCGCGGTCACCAAGCTTCGTGTGATGCTCGACAATCTGGTAAGTAGTCGCACAAAGTTTCTTGATCGTGGCAGGATCTTTCATCGATGTGTAGTTCAACGCCTGAGTCTTGAAGAAGATAACCTTCTTGTTTTCCTTCGGGAACTGTGGTGCCAGGCGAATATGCTTCGTTGTTCCAGGCAGTGACATCGTGCGCTTCGCATACAGCTCACTGATCGTTGCTGACATCAGCAGGTTGTGGTCAGCATTGTCCAGAGCTTCAAACATCTCGCCGATGAAAATCGGTTTGACACTTATCTCGTGTTCATTCTGACCCTTCTTCGGATCTTTCTCTTTGTATTCAAAGACAGAAGGATAAGCGAAGATGAACAAGTCATCGATCTTGCAACCGAGGTTGAAGTACTTCTTTGCCAACTTGTTTAGCCTAAGGTATTTCGAGTGTGATCGAACATTCCGTTCTGCATCTGCCTTGGCTGCTTCAGAAATCTTCGAATACGTTGCAAGCAGCGTGCGGAGATAAGTCTCTTGATTCGTCTCGTTGATCTTGCCAGCCATGAGGTGGTCGCGCACAAGCTTCAACTGCTTGAAGACGTCTGTGTTACCGAGCGACAGTTCCGCAGCAACTTCTTCGGCCATCGTCTTCAAACGCTTCTCTGAGAAATAGATTGCGTTGTGTTCAGTGAAGAGATCGTTGAGCAAGTGTGCTTCGTCGAATACACAAACAGCACGCTTCGGCATTGGGGCCTGCGCATACATACGATCCACGAAATAGTAGGCGTAGTTCGTAATGAGCTGGCGCGTCTTCGGCTTCATGGAACGTGCATGCTGGAACTTGCAGCTGTTGCAATTCGATTGAATGATGTCATCCATCCCGCTCTTCTGGAAGATGCGAAGCGCGCAGTGCTCTGCTGTCTGTGGTTCCTCAACTGTGGACAACGCCGAGCACTCGTAGTTGTTCGCACCCTTGATGACATTGAATTCAGCATCAGGTTCTGATTCATCGATGAATGAATCAGCGTACTGATCGAGCAGTGCATTCGTTGCAGTCAGCACGAAGCTGGCACCGGCATGTTCGCCCGGGTACTTGATGCTCTGAACTACCTCAGCAACCACCGCGCCGATAATCGACTTACCAGTTCCAGTCGGTGCCGAGAGAACTACGTTCCTGAATCCTTCATCCAGGAATGCGACGAGCACTTGGTTGATGTGTTCAACCTGGTTGTCGCGCGGCTCGTAACCAAGCCGCTTGTATCCGTCAAGGATTTGTTTTTCGTATCTCATTTGAGTTTCATCAATTCTTGGAAAATTTCTTCGTCGATTTCTCGGGCGATTTCTGCGGCCATTATCTCAGCCAATTCTTCTTCCAGCGGCGGAAGATTTGGATCGCGTTTTTTGTGGAAGACGTTGCATCGTTCACACCACGAAAAACCTTCTGGGTTCTTCGGTCGTTTCCATTCCTTGGCGTGGTGCTCTTTGCTCTCGACAATATGCTCAGCATAATCCTCGAGGAAATTCTTCTCGTCTTCCTCCAGGTAGAACACGAAATAATCCATCGGGAAATCAGAGCCAGCCGACCAGTACGAACGATACTTCGCTCGTGGTCGACTGCCAGTTCGGGTTGCATGACCTGGGCTGAAGTCCTCGTACATTTGACTGTACGAGGGATGTACGGATGTTCGCGAGGTGAAGACATTGCATTGCAATTCTTCATCCCACTCATGCCAGATTGGATTATCGATCATCAGTATTGCTTTTCTTTTCGCCGCACTTGGTGCAGACGAAAGTGGATTCACCATCATAGAATTCGGAGACGTCTTTCCATTCGTGCTCGCATTCTTCTTTGGCAGCCGGTGCATCGTCATCCGGAACGGCGAACAGCTCGTGCATTGCGGCATCGTCTTTCAGCAGCAAGGCCTTCATGGCAGTCTGCCAGTATGGCGTCAGGTCCATCCATTGTTCGACGGTTGCGAAGTCGAAACCTTCTGGCATACCGATTGCACGCCACGCTTCTTCACAGCGGATCAGAGCCATGCGAATACCTTCGTCGAACTTGTCCATCGGAATCATGTCCAGGTCGTAAGCATTCTCGGCGTTGATGATCTTGCCAGCCATCTCGTAGTGGAGATCATACAGGTGCATTGAACCAGCGTTGTGGTAATAGTGGCCCAGGTCAAGTTCAGGGTAGGTATCGCGGAGTTGCAGCATCAGGCATTCCTGAAGCATTGTGAACTGAAACACATCGTTTGTGAAACCGCGGATGATGTCGTTCGAACGCATGTTCGTAATCATGTGCAGCTTGTTCTCGCGAATCATAAACTGCAGAGTCAGTGTGCATGCCACATCCTTGTTGCCAACATGTCGGTCGGACGGAACGTGGATGTTCATGATTGCCTGGCGGGAATCTTTGTCACGCTTCAACAGCTCGATTGTTTCGGCCCACTGGTCAATCGGCTCACCACTTTCCTGGTTGCAGACGAATGCAGGTACGCCACAGAATCCGAACAGACGAACGCCATAGTTCGAGTTGATCGTACCTTCTTCGTAGTACGGCTCGTCACCCGAGTTGCGGAGTGCATCCCAGAATTTCGAGTAAGGCAGGATGCCGTCTGGCTTGCTGGACGCGCAAAGATACCAGATGAATTCGCCCAGCAAATACTTGGTGCTCGTCTTGCGGTCTGCAAATGTGATAACCCGATTGCGCGGATTTATCAATGTAATGTTGTAATTCAGCAACTCCCGGGTCTCAGAACCGCGCGGCTTTGCTACCATTCCGTGTGCCATCAGATGCGACAGGCACGTCTTAAAGTCTTGATTCAGGTATCCAGTTTGTTCCATGTTTGCTCCATATCAATTTCTTGAAAGAACTATTGTAACATGTTAACGCTTCTGCAACAAACAATAAATAGAACGTAACGTTTACCAGGACAAACTACATGATCAAGAATCTCACAGGCGGTGCCGTAATTAGCTATGGCCCAACGCTGCCAACTTCCAACAGCACATACGACGGCGGAATGTTCTACAAAAACTTTGGCTCTGACCAAGGTCTTTACGTCTTCAGCTTTACCCAGGATGCAAATGGCGCCGTACTAGGCGACCAGGTCCAACAGAGTTGGACTCAAGTTCAGAGTCCTGGCCTGTACGTCAACAAAACTGGTGACACGATCACTGGCGCGCTGGCAATTACCGGCGGTGGTTCAACTGCCGATCCATACGGCCGAATGTCAGTAACGCTCCCAGGCGACTCAAATTCTTACGGCTACTTCGGCCTGACACGCCAAGCACAGGTAGGTTGGACTATTGGTATCGATACTAGCAACCGTTTGTTCTTTGGTAATGGCGCAGGAATTCTGAACAACACGGCATCTCGCTTCTTCACATTCGCACAAGACGGAACCTTCCAGGCTAATGGAAATACCTTCTGGCACGCTGGTAATGACGGAGCCGGATCAGCACTTGACGCTGGTCTCTTTGCTGGACAACCTCCTTCATTCTACAGCAACGCCGGAAATATTACCGCCGGAACTCTCAGCCAAGATCGTCTGCCGTTTGTGCCTGTGCAACAGGGCGGTGGTACGGGACAAGCTGCAAGCAAAGTTTACATCGGCTGGGGCGGGGCACAACTCCTGCTTCAAGTTGACTCTACCAATTTTGCTGCCAACTGGCCAATCAGCATTAGCGGCCAAGCTGGTTTCGCAAACTCTGCAAACTCTGCCACGAATGCGACAAACGCAGTTGATGCGACATCAGCACGTTATCTTCGTCAAGGTGGTCTTGCAGACGGTACTAACATGACATTCAACTGGGCTGGTCAAGGCGGACAACCACCTTGGTTGTGGGGTGGTTCAGACGGCAGCAACATGTACGTCTACAACCCGTCGAAC